ACAAACACTTTTCCGGTGCCGATACCAAAAGGGGATTATTCGATTTGCAGACAGCTCACTCTTGGAAAGACAGGCGGTACTCTGACAAATACTATAAAAAGCAGCGGCAGCCACATTCATGAAGAAGGCGGGCATGAAGGGCATTCAGAAGGGGATGGTTCACATTCCCATACTGACGGTATGCATAGCCATTCGGTAGTTATTCCTGAAAAAATGAGAAGCGTTGGTCCAGGTGATCGTGTTCTTGTGGCATGGGTACAGAGTGAGGCAGTGGTTATTGACATCATAGAGAAATCGTAAAGGAGGCGAGAAGAATGTCAGAGCAACTTTTTCCGGTGGTCGATGTGCCGGAATTTATATCGGAAAATTCACAATTTGACAAAGCATACAAGCGCAGCGTGAAATGGGATGCGGCAAAAGGAGATTTTGTCCGGGACGGTGCAAACCGGATGGTAGCGTGCGACGGCAGAGAAGCATTTACGATATGGTGTTTCAAGGTAGCACAGACGGAGAGGTACCGCTGCCTTGCATATCCGGATTCCATCGGTACCGAAATGGAGAGGGCCATGGACAACGATGATGAAAGAACGGTTGAGTCCATGACACAGAGAACAATCACAGACGCACTCATGGTAAATCCCCGGACAGAATACGTCCGTGATTTTGAATTTACATGGGATGGTGACAATATGCACTGCTCATTTCATGTAAAGGGAATTGGATGGGATGAAGTAATCACAGTTTCAATTTAAGGAGGTGGATAGGATGGAAATAGAGTTTATTGCACCTGATTTTGTACAGGACAATGATCCGGTAGATATACAACAGCGGATGATGAATAATCTTCCGGCTGATATAGATGATATGCCGGCCGGGTTTCCCTATGATTTTACAATGCCTACTGCTTTGGAAAAGTCGGAACTTATCCAGTTTCACCTTGTAAGAACACTCATGCTCATGTTTCCAATGTGGGCATGGGATACATGGCTTGACCTTCATGGCACACAGAATCACATTACAAGGAAAGAAGCGAATAAGGCAAGCGGTAAAATTACGATTGAGGGTATTCCTGATACAAGGGTTACGCCTGGGTTTATGGTATGTACTCCGGCAACGGATGCCGGACCATCCATTGAATTTATACTGGATGAAGAGGTTTATATTCCAGAGAATGGGAAGGTTACAACAACGATTACAGCGGTTCAGGCAGGGAAAACGTCAAATGTAAGATCAAACACTATAACTCTTATGTCAAAGCCAGTCGAAGGAATCGCAAAGCTATATAATGAACAGGAAATCACAGGTGGAACGGATGGAGAGGATAATATATCCTATCGTGAAAGAATTATGGAAAAATATGAATCCGAAGGAAATTCCAACATTGGCAACGATGCAGACTATAAGAGGTGGGCAAAGGAAGTCAGTGGAATTGGTGACTGCATTGTCGTTCCAACATGGAACGGACCAGGAACGGTAAAGTTGGTTTTAATAGACGAAAACGGAAGCCCGGCAAACGAAACGCTGGTTCAGGCGGTGTATGATTACATTATTTCAGAGAATGACCGGGAGAAAAGGTTAATGCCAACCGGAAGTGCGGTGCTCACCTGTGTTGCCGCAGATACTAAGCTGATTTCGTATTCATGCAGGGCACTGTCATATGACAGCAGCACTGATGTGGAGCAGATCGTTGCCGACTTCAAAGATGCAGTCACGAAGTATTATTTAGAGGCAAAGCCAAGCAATGTTATAAAATATAACAAGATACATGCAATTCTAACTACTATGCCGGGCGTGCTTGATTTTGAAGACCTCCGGATAAATGGTGAAGAAAATAATGTTGAACTGGATCAGGATGAGTATCCGGAAACAAATGAAGTAATTTTTAGCAGTTAGGAGACAGTTATGAGCTTAGAAAAAAACTTAGAGAATTTTCCAACGAGTGAAGCTGCCGTCCGTATGCTGAATAGTGTGTCGGATGGATTTTATGACAAGTCTTATGTCGGTAAATGGCTATACCAAGTCATGGGATTGGAAATGGATGAAGTCAGGGAGATATTTGAGGAACTTCCATATCAAGCATTTCCGGAAACAGCCACATGGGGCCTTATGTATCACGAAATGAAATATGAGCTGCCTATAAGAAATGATTTGTCATATGAAGAAAGACGTAAACCAATTATTATAAAACGAGACACACGTACTCCCATGAATCCATGGCAGATGGAGCAGATCATAAAGACCATGACAGGGTTCGAGGTATTCATAAATGATGATTTAGATGTTCCCAACACTTTTGAGGTTACATTATATAATGGTTCGGATACCCTTGATTTTTTAAAGGTCAGGGATAAATTGCAAGAATTAAAACAGTCACATGTGTTTTTGCTGAGAATCAATCAGACATCTGAATCCGTAATAACCCCAAGCTATGGAATAGCTTATTATGTATCAAAAACAATTTGTCAGACAATAGGATAGGAGGTGTGACCGATGGAATTCCATAAACGTGTAATTACCCGAAAAGGGCTGGCATTGCTGGCAAAAGCGCAATCGGGTCAGTGTAGGATAGAATTAACAAAAGCGGCTTCAGGAAATGGTGTGTATGACAGTGGAGAGATAGAAAAACTGGAATTGCATGAAGAACTAAAATCCGTCAGGCAGGTGTTAAGCTTTTCAGGACACCCAACCATTGTGGATGAAGATCAAGTGCTAATCTGCACAATAATAAATAACGATGAACTGACGGAAGGTTACTATATTTTAGAGTATGGAATTTATGCGAATGATCCGGATGAAGGAGAAATATTGTATGCCCTGTCAATTGTCTTGCATGATAAGGCTGACTGGCTGGCATCGGTTAAAGAAACAGGAAAAATCAGCATAAGTATCTATACATACCTTAAGGTTGTAAATGCGGAAGCAGTTGAAATCTATCAGTCAAATTTTGACTATGTGTCACAGGCTGTATTTGATGATGCAATAGCAAAAGAAGCCATTGAACGGAAGGATGCGGATAATGCTCTGGGTCAGTTGTTCCAGACGGAAAAGGTCAGGGTGGAAAAGGTCGAACAGGAACTGCGTGAAAATCTGGAAACTGAAACCATGCGTGCAATTGATGCAGAGGAAGCAATTTCAAAAAATATGGAAATCTCCTTAGAAAGCAAGCAGAATGCATTGAATAGAACCGTAACCGGTAATGACAATGCAACTGGCACGGTAACTGACACGGGTGGAAATTTATCTATTCCTATTCCTGTTACCATCGTGACTCCGGTTGCATCAAACTCACAGAATATAGCCGGAACAAAAGCCTTGAGAGTGGCTCTTAAGATAATAATTGATAATATAGCACACCTGTTTGCGAATAAGGCAGATTCATCAACTGTAACTTCTTTATCCAGTAGCACGCAAACTTCATTAGGTCTGAAAGAAGACAAAGCGAACAAGAATGCTGTTAATGGATATGCCGGATTGGACTCAAATATAAAAGTCCCAATTGCTTTGCTGCCTGACGTGATTTTAGGACAGGTGCTATATGGTGGTAAATTTAACGCATCAACGGCAGTAGCAACTTTGTCAAAAAATGCAAAAACGAAACTGGGTACTACAAGCAATACAATTACCCTGACAAACAATACCACGGCAATCACAGGGTATACCTCAAATGATGGAATATTTTATATTACGGGTACATCCGGAACATTTGCAGGGATATCTTTTGATGTAGGAGACTGGCTGTTAGCCACGGATTCGACATGGGAAAAGATTGACAATACGGATGCCGTTACATCAGTAGCAGGAAAGATAGGCCCGGTCGTGCTTGTAAAAGATGACATTGTTGGACTGGATCAAGTCCCTAACGAGGATTGGAAGTTGGCCAATCTGACATTGACGGCAGATACGGCAACAAACGGGACGGCTGAAACAGCGGCAAGGACATCCAACCTTATAGGGCATTTTAACTGGCTGCGGCAAAAAATAAACTGGATATTGGGAGCAAGTGGTTTAGGATCAAAACAGGCTGCCCTAAACAGGAAAGTAACCGGAAATGATAATGAAACAGGCACAGTAACCGACACTGGTGGAGAATTATCTGTGCCTATACCTGTTAACATGGCTGCACCGTCAGCAAGCACCACGCAGACCACAGCCGGAACAAGAACCTTAAGGGTGCAGCTAAAGATATTTGCTGATAATATAGCAAGTCTGTTCACCAGTATGGACGGTAAACAAGCTACCCTAAACAGGAAAGTATCTGGAAATGATAACGCTGTGGGGACAGTAACAGATGCTGGTGGAGAACTATCTATCCCGATACCTGTTAACATGGCTGCTCCTGTAGCAAGTACCACACAAACCACAGCCGGAACGAGAACCTTAAGGGCACAATTGAAAATATTTGCTGACAATATAGCGAGTTTGTTTAACAGCGTTAGTGATGTAAACAGCAGTTTAGGTGTTGTTAATAGTATATCAGTGCAAGGTAATACACAACCAAATGTGATTTATACGCTTACTGGTATGTTGA